CATGGTTACCGCCTTGCAATTCGTTACATGTCCGAAAGGTCAATCCGTGGCATCCCATTAAGCACTATGCTGCGCGCTGCGGCTGAGATGGCTGCAGAGCTTGAACGTTCACCTAAACGCGGCGCAAAGCCGACAACACGATGATTCTCTGCGACACCGAGATCCAAGAATTGATTGCTGACCATGCCATGGTGCAGCACTACCAGCCAGAACTAGTCAACCCAGCGAGTTTGGATCTGCGTGTTGGCAATTTGATCATGCTTGAATCGGTCACATCACACCAGATGATCCCGCTGGACATCAGCGGCTATACCGTCGAGCACCCTTACGAGCTGGTGCCAGGGCAGTTCATCTTGGCGCAGACGATTGAGGTGTTCCACATGCCGGAGGACATTGCCGGGTTGTTCTTCCTTAAATCCAGCCGCGCACGCGAAGGCTACGAGAACCTGCACGCCGGTTACGCCGATCCTGGTTGGCATGGCAGTGCATTGACGCTGGAGTTGAAGAACGCACGGCAACTGCAGCCGCTGCCGATCTATCCAGGCCTCAAGATTGGGCAGATGGTGTTCTGGCGCATGAGCAGCAAGCCTGCCTTGAGCTACGCCGTGACGGGTAGCTACAACAACGACAGGTTAGTCTCTGCCAGCAAGCAATTCGCTAGCCGCTGTTCGATGCCATTCCTGGACGCTGCATGACCTCATCGCCTCTCGCGCCAGCCAGTGGATTTGCGACTTCTGGCTGGCTTCCTGCTCGGCTAGCAGCAGCGCATACTCCAGCAACCCATTCCAGTCGCCCTTGGCGTGTAGTGCTCGCAATGCGCTTGCATTGGCTGCACCGTGGAATTGTGCTTCCATTGTGTGAACCAAAGGATTACCCATGACTGATTCCATCAAGGACTACCTCAACGATATTGCCAAGCAACCATTGCTTACGCCACAGCAAGAGATACAACTTGGGCGCCGTGTGGCGAAATGGAGAGAATTAAAAAACAAGACCGAGCCATTGACGCAAATTGAGCAGCGCGAGTACCGCAGCGGCGAACGGGCAAGGCAGCAGTTCATCCGCGCCAACCTCCAGCTTGTGATTCACGTTGCCCGCAAATATGAAAAGCGCACCCGCAAGACGCTTGAGTTCATGGATCTGGTGCAGGAGGGCAATATCGGCTTAGCGCGTGCGGTTGAGCTGTTTGATTACTCAAGGGGCTACAAGTTCAGCACTTACGCCTACTGGTGGATTCGCCAGGGCATCAGCCGGGCATTGCTTCAAAGCGATGCCATTATCCGGCTGCCGTCTGCGCTGCATGAATTGCTGTATAAAGCCAACCGCACGTCGCACGAGCTTGGCCATAAGTTAGGCCGCACGCCATCTTTGACTGAAGTTGCAAATGAATTGAACATCAAACCAGCAGATTTGGCCCATGCCTTTAAGCAGTGCTATAGCGTTACGAGTTTGGATAGATCAGTGCAAAATGTTGAGGATGCGACAATTCTTGAGTTGATTGCAGACCCTGCTGTTTTTGATTACGAAGAGGATCAAAACATAGAGCAGCTTTATGAATATATGGACAAATACCTAGATGCAACAACCAAGAAAGTTCTTATTGCTCGGATGGCATCTGAGCCGGCAAGTTGGCGCGAGCTAGAGGCTCAAATCGGCGTTGGTCGCACCAGGCTGCAGGAGATGCACCGCCGTGGATTGAGCCGCCTTCGTATGATGATGAGACACCCGTTGGCCGATACGCCACTAGATAAATGTCGCAACCAACCATTCACTTAATTGATACATATAACGGCAAAGTGTGGCGCGTTTGCTGTGCTGGAATGTGCAAAGATCACGCGCAGCAATGGCAAGCTATGGTATTTTGGCATCAGATGAGCGCATCCACCGGCGAACCTGTTCGGCTTGATTTAGACAGTAAAAAGGTTGCCTTGTAAACCATTCAATCCAATCTTCGCTGCCCTTCTTGCGGTTGCAGCTTTTGCAGGCTGGCACTAGGTTTGTGGCGACGGTGCCGCCGCCTTTGTGGCGTGGCTTGACATGATCCAAGGTGTCCGCCGGAAGACAACAGTAAGCACAGCAGTGATCCCAGGCTTCAAATATCTGTTTTCTAAATAGATGTTTTGCATTGCGTTTGCTGATGAGGTTGGAATCAACAATCTGGTGATCCACGAAGCTCGGGGATTGGTAGCACCTCAACCGCAAGGCCGAGGATGTGATCGTTAGATGGCGCTAGCTCAGTCAGCCGCGCCATAAAGTCATCTGATACCGTTTCCGGGTCATCGCTGTCGCTTTCAACAACAATTGTGTACTCAATTTCTAGAACGTATTGCCTCATACTGTTGGCGTGCATGTAATATCAACGCCACCACGCACTCTTGGCCTTAATGTCATCCATATGCCGCCAAGTGATTTGGGCATCACAATGCGCTCAATTGCCCAGCCACCAGTGGCGCCAAACTCTTGCTTGTAGGTACCGGTCTGCAAGTGCCACCGCTGCTCAACCCATGCCTTGCCATTTTCAGCAATCCGATAGCAAGGATGAGCGACGATACTTCGCTCGTGGTTGTGGCCGTTGATCATCACGTCCGCGTCAGGCGCGATTTGCGCATATCGACCGCCGCCCATGGTGCCTTTGGTGACGATGCCGCCCCATGCACCGTGATGGAAAAATAACGTGCAGCGACGTGTCTTGCCGGATTCCTGCCTGAATACAAAACGGACAAATCCTTGGTAACCCATGTGCTCGGTCACAGCGCCATCGTTGCGCATAAGTCGAACGACATTTTCCAGTGGGTCGATTTCTTGGTTATTGAGCACAGCGGTTTCGTGGTTGCCGTCGCCCATCATCAAGATCATGTCGCCATAAGGCTTAAGCAGGTCTGCCGACTCGCGGAACACCAGGTCAAAGTAGTTGCCGCCAAGGTGCTCTGGTCTGATGTCGCCCTTGCTGCCGCGCCTATCCTTTTTGCCTTGCATCAGGCAAAGCACGTCGCCAAACATCAAAGCATGGCCGCCAATGGCCTTGCAGTCATCAAGGTGCTGCAGCAGCAACTTGCGATTGCATTTTGGATTGTCGAGGTGAATATCAGATGTCAGGAGAAATGTTGCCTCCTGCTTTGTACTGGTGTATGGTATTCGTACCTCCAAAAGCTCTGGCGATACCCTTTCAATCGTGATCGCCATGCCGTTGGTAGCGGCTTACACAGCGAGTCTAATAATCCCAACGCACTCGTGGCCTGCCTTTTCGGATGCCAAGATGAACAAATCCTTTAGGTGCGCCATAGCCAAGGCTATACGGCCATTCACGATCTACCCATGCTTGCACTTTGTTGATGTCAGCTCCATCAACGTAAAAATCAACAGCGCCTACATTTGGCGCATCGTATAAATGCTCACTGCCTGATGCGCCGCCAATGGCACGATTGATGGCAGCGGGCCTGTAGCCGCTGGTAATAGTGATGCGTTTGCCGCCAAATGCAGTCCGCACGCGCTCTAGGAATGCCGCCAACTCGGCAGCCGTGTCCACCTGATGCTGAGCAACAAAGCGCCGCGCCGGCTGGCCTAGCGCAAACTCTCCTAGCGTGAAGTGGGGCGTAAGCCTAGTGCTGAACGGATCGCTTGGCTTTACCTTGTACGGCAATTGCTGAGCACTGCCGCTCCATAGCCGGCCTTCTGCCTGCCGACGCCGCAACAGGCCAGCTTCAACATTGGTGCCAGGGTTGCGGTAAAGGAGCATTGCATCTGGAACTGCGTCCCAATCTTTTTCGCGCAGCCGTTTGCTGATGGTTTCAAATCCTGCGGCACCATAAAAGGCTGCGCCAAGGTTGTAGGCAAAGCTGATCAATGCCGACTGCTTGTCGCCGCTCATCGCATTCCAGAACGGCACTGTTGCCCGCAATTTTTCAGCGATGCGTTGGATCTCAATGCCTAACAACTCATCGGCATCAATGACAGTGATCTTGTCCCCCCGCTGAACCTTGCGGCCATCGCTGTATCGCGTAGTGCCGTAGCCAATGGTCCAAGGGGCGTCGCCGCTCAGTGGGTCGGGGTACGCCGATAGGTGACATCCCTCAAACTCTTTGATGAGTTTTGCTGCAGATTGGTAATCATGCAGCTTGCCGCTTTGCTGCCATGTCTTGTACCACGCTTGGTCCCTATTAAAGAGATCAGGCACTTGCTTTAATAGCTCAGCTTCTAATTCAACAATTGCCGCCATTTGATGCGGCGTGCCATGTTTGTAATAGCGAAACAGATCAGATAGCTTTACTTGCGTTCCCATGGGGCGTGAATAGAGATCGGTCCACCTAGCAATTGACTATCGCCAGTTTGCGTAGCTGCATCAATAGGATGCTCCACAATGACAGGCGGTGGCGTCATTGGTGGTTGTGTGGCGTGCCAGTCGGCTTCCGCTTTGCCCAGCTTGGCGGGCAACGTGGCCTCAAACCTTAAGCGGCTCAGAGCTTTTTTCCCTTGAGCAGCGTCAGGATCTGGAACACCAGTTGAACGATGCTATTGCTCTTAAGGGGCGACAGTGCAATCAGCTCACTGGCGGCAGCGACGATAATCCAAAAAGCAGGATGCGACAGAAAATCCACGGTCAACCGTGCGGATGTGCCTCTAGCTTACTCACACGCTGCTCGACGGTGTTTAGCCGCTGAAACGTCTCGCGGCGGTCGTCTTTGATGTCGGTGTGGAGCACTTCCAGTTGGGTGGCGATGTGCTCGACGGCAGAGGTCAAACGGATGACAGCATCACGAGCCTCGTCGTTTCTTTTGGTGAATCCCATTGCGCCCATGGCGGCAACGCTGATTGAGGCGCCAGCTACGGCGGCTAAAACTTCAATCATGGCCAGAAGCGCTACGCAAGCAGTCTAGATCCGCATCGTGGCACCGTTAGTCCGCATCAGCAATCAAACCAAGCGCTGCCAGTCGCGTTTCGAGTTCGTTTAGGCGAGTCTGTAAATTCAAAATTACTGCTAACACAGTATTACCTTCATCTTTTGTGACAAAACCAAAGCCGGTGTTTTGCACTAGATCCTGGATGGCATAGTCGGGCGTGCCGGGTGCCGTGTGGGTGATGCTGGTTAGCTCATCGGTCAGCTCAGTCGGCTGCGCCACTGGCGTGGCATCAAAGAAGCCGATTTTTTGGCTGGTACTGGTGCCAATTTTTGTACCGGTGGTGGTGCCGACTTGGATGTTGCCTGCGTCTGCCACTTGAAGCACACCTGCGCTGGTAATACGAAGCCGCTCCGCAGGAGAGGCTGGACCACCGCCCGTTGCAAATGCAAGAGTATTGGGGGCTGGCCCATAGACCATTCCCCCACCATTGTTGAATTCAATGTTGGGAGTGGCAGCCGAAAGTCGAATGTTGCCACTGACATCAAGATCTGCTCCAGGGCTGCTAGTGCCAATTCCAATATTTCCACTCGCATCCACAAATAACCGGCCAGTGCCACCAGTGCTGATGGCGAGTTGGTCGGCACCCGGGCTATAGATGCCGGTGTTTTCGTCGCCCTCGATGGCAATGCTCGGCGCAGCAGCGGTGCCAAGCGGCACACCGCGAAACAACTCCTCGATGGTGATGCGCTTGTTTTTATCGGCAGGATTGGCTTCGCTGATGTCCACTACCGGCAAGTAGTCGCCAGCCACTGGTGTGGTCAGCGCTGCTAGGTCGGAGATTTTGCGGTCGGCCATGGCTTGCACTGGGGATGTAAAAACTTAGCGGCCTTGCCCGCGAGTTTTCTTGCGGCCACGGCGACGAGGCCTTGAGTTTTGACCCTGCCCAATGCTGGTGGTTTTCGGTGGCCCTGGCCGGTGGTCGATGCGGCCGGTGCCGACTTTGGCTTTGACTGCCATAGCTTCTACCCTTCGTAGATGATGTTGACGGTGCCGGCATCAAAGGTTCCGCCAGCGGTGGTAAACACACGAACGCGATCCAAGGTTCCAGACAGTTCTTTTGATCCAGCGCCGGCGGAGTTTCCAAAATAACCTGCCGATACTTTTGCTCCCAAATTGTGCTCTGCTGTCCAAATGTTGCCTGTAATGTTGTACAATTTCCACATAACATACCTGTTGCTAGTATCAATTCCCCATTGCGTCCCAAAAGATGTTGTGTATTCAATAATGCTGCTGCTGGCCACGCCTGCGTTAATAACAAGTGCACTGCTAAAGTAATTGTATCCGGTGGTTTCAATGCCACCAGAATCGCCAATCCTTAGTCCAACTTCATCTGCGGACAAACTAGTGCTTACTCCGTCAAGAATGACGGTGATCCGCTTTGCCCAGCTAGGAATGCCGGTGAAGTCAATTTCAGTTCCACTTGTGGCCGCAACAGCCGTGCCGCGCACCAACCGCGAACGGTCAACCCAAGCAATGGTGCCGGTGCCGTTAGTGGAAAGCGTTTGATCGGCGGTGCCATCGGTTGCTGGCAGCGTCCAGGTGACATTGCTGGTGACTGTTGCAGGTGCCTGCAGTGCTACCCAGTTGCTGCTATCGGAGTCAGCAAGACGCAGGTCGCTTTGAGCGTTAAGCGTCAGGTCGCCTGTCATCGTGCCGCCGGCAGCAGGCAGCAAGCCAAAATTGGTGTCGGCCAAGGTGCCGACAGTGATCCAGGCGTTGTTGGCGGCGTTGCGGATTTTCAGTAGGCCGGTGGTCGTATCCGCCCACCATTGGTAGGCGTAGGTGGTGCTGGGTTGAGTGGTGCCGCTGTTCTGGCTGACAATGGCAGCCAGACCATTGTTCAAGTCAGCGCGAAAGGCGGCGCCGGACTGGTTGGCAATAATGTAGTCGTGTTGTGCCACTGCTTAAATCTCCTTGCCGTAGCCGTTGGCAGTGTAGGTGAACTGTCGATCCACGGCTGTGCCAGCACTGTTCTTGAATTCTACTGTAAAGCCAGTTCTCGTCACTGATGTCACTGCAAAGAAGTCGCCGGTAGCCAGGTTGTAAGCTGTGATGCCAACATTTGGCGCTTGATAGAAAGCATCGGCGAAAGTGACGGCGTAGGCTCCAGCGCCACTGTTTATTGTTGCCGATTGCTCGGTGCGTTGCTGTAGTTCCAGTTCGGCGCCAAGCTCTTCGATCAGGATGTTGATGGATGGGTTGCTGGAGGTGGCAATGGTTTTGAACTGGAATCCTCGGCCGCGCACGATGGCATTGGCAATCTGGTTCCAGTCGCCCCATGTTGGTGTGCCAGCCGGATCGTCGGGTGTGGTGCGGACATACAGCTCGGCATTTACCACGTCCAAGTTGTCCTCATCAATCTCCGGCCATTCGTCAATAAGCAGCGTGTTGTCATCCCAAAGTGCAGTCAGCAGGATGGGGCGGCTAACAAACCTGCGGCGGACGTTCACATCAAAGACGGCGCCCATATCCCATGAGCTGCCAAATTCGTATTCGCCAGCGGGGTTAGTGCCGATGATGCTGTCCACTGCAACAAGGGCATCCCA